CTGCTGTAATCCTCATTCAACTGAACGTCGAATTTAGGAATGACTGTTAGCCCGTGTATCTCAGCAAATCGCTCCAATACCCCTTGCTCTAACGTCTTTTCATTGAAAACTGATACGTCAGTATTAGCTAAAAATTCAGGATATGCACCGTCGTAGTACGTCCAAGTTACTCCCCCATCGGATACAGAACCACTACTATGAGTAGGAGGAGTACCACCACTGGTTCCTCCGCTAGTCGTAGAATAATAATTTCCATTGTAGAAAGTGTATGCACCAGCACTGTAAACTGTTCCTGTAGTCCAAGTAGCAGGTCTTGCATATCGCTCTGCTACATATTGAAAGATAATGTTCTGACCCGTCGTGTCTGGTGTCGGATCAATCAATATTTGATTGTCGCTCAGTCCTCTAAACTGAAACCTTTGATAGACGGTTGTGCTTAATCCGTATCCTAATATCTCGCCATATTCTTGCTCAGTCATCGGCCCTAACAAACGCCACCTAGTCGAGCTGTTCCAGAATGTATTGTAATGATATTGGCTGAAAGCTGCTGGCAATGCATAGGTAGCTTGCCCTGCTACAGTTTGAAAGGAACCAGAGGCAAACAGTATAGGCCAATTATACTGTTCGCCCATGAGACGATTGATGCGTTGCACCATTGTGCGTAGCTGTTTTGTGGTGGTTTCAGTAGATGCAATAACATTGCTTTCTACCGTATAACCAGCCTCGTTTGCTACATTCTCAACAATCGTCTGTAAACTCATTCTTCCTGCTTTCGGGGTCTACCCTTTTTTTTTGGTTCTGCTGCTACTCGTTCAATGCGAATCCCTTCAGTAGCTTCTATTCGTTGCATCAACAATTCGACTTGCTCTTCTAACTTGTCAGCTCGCTTACGCTCACGATCAAGCTGTTGTTGCATCGCTACTACTTGAGCTTGTTCACAGCTCGCAGCTTCTAACCACTCTTTTGCTTCTTTTATGTATTGAGATAGTGGCCCCATACGACGGCGCACTTCATCATTAGCTTCTGCAAGTTGTTCTACTGTTCTGAATCCAAGGTATGCAAGCTCGTGTAGTGCGCTTGCAGTAATGCGTGTCCACTCTTTTAGTGGCATACCAGATTGCACTTCTCCCATGCCAGCAGTAAATGCTTCCCATAGTTCTGGAAATTCGTGCTTGTCTTTTTCTTCAATGGCTCTGACAGTTTCATCACCACCTGGCCATTGGATAGAAATAGAAGGAACCTCGTCGTATATGTCCCTTCCTGCTTCATTACTTTTCTGATCGTTCTTACGAACTACATTGAGGAATTTAACGTTAGCTCCAGACCACCTACTACGGTTTTGCTGTCGCCCGTTCATTATTTGTTCCCAGTCAATTTGTGCCATTTTAGTCTCCTATATAAAGGCTTTAGTAACCTGCATATAGTTTAGCATAGTTGACAAATGAGGGGAGACTTTCATCTCCCCTCTGGCTTGTTACTAATTGACTGTTAGGTAGCCTGTAGACTTTAGCTCTACCGCAGCAGCACCAGTGTTAGTGGTAAGTCCCACAACATTTTTGATGAGTGTAGTAGATGCATCATCAGCGACACCAGCAGTTGCAGTAGTGTTGAGGTTAGCGTCAGCAGCATAGGAAGCAGCAGCTTTCCCCTGAATACCTGTACCAACTCCACCACCGCCAACACCGCCAACCCATACCCAGAGGTACTCGTTGTCAGCAGCAGCTATTTGAGCCACACCTACTTGCAGGTTGTTTGAACCAGCGTTTGTAGTTGTGAGCATAGCAGCTTGGCCGTCGTCACTAATTTTTACAAAGGCATACTGATCTACTGCGCCATCGGCTTGAACAAACATCCATTCGCCATTGACATCAGAACCAACATCACCTACCGCAGCAGGAAGTGGAACGGTAGTACCATCCCAAGTCTTGCCACCATTTACTCCAAAAGAACCGCTTCGTGACATATCAATCTCCTTATCTATTACTGGTAAATAACAGCTTGTAGAGCTGGAGCTGAACAACAGAGGTTTCCTTCAATGATAATCACAGTGAAGAACGCATCTTGGTCAACAGGACGGGCCATGTCTGGTGCGAGTGGCTTGAAATCAGCTCCTCGTACTAGATCCATAGTGAAGTACTTCGTGTTAAGAAGTCGGCAGCTATTTGTTTCTAGAACAGCAGAACCATATCCACCGTCGAAAACAAATGATGCTCCGTCATATTCCAGTGCTCTGAATCCAGCCTGTCCTTTCTTAACAGGAGACTGGATACGCTGAATGGCAGTCATTGAACCATGAAGTAGTTGCCAAGCACTACGCTCCATAAGTCCAAGGTCAGGCATCTCATCACCACGAGTAACTTGGCTGATAGCGTCAGTAATAGTTGCCTGTACGTTACCAGAAGTTAGAGTCGTGTTAATCGCAATGTTTCGTGCGAATGTGTTGGTTGCTCTGTCGATACCACCGTATGTACCAGAAGAAGGGCTGGTTGAGATAGCTTTCTTGATACCATCAAACTCTAGTCCTCCAGAACCAGTTCCATCACCTCGAATAGAAGTTCCGACTGTGTTCTTGAGTCGAGCGATAGCAGCGTTAATCTTAGTCTCTACGAGATCAAGAAGTTGTGCTTCATCTCTGTTAGCTCTTCTGTCACGCCCTGAGATTGCCACTGGCTCATAGGCTTGCTTGATAGCAAACTTGAACGCTGTGAAATCATCAATCGCGTCTAGGTTGAATGATGAAAATCCAGAGTAGAATCCACCTACTGCTGAATCGTTATACATAATTGGCTTTCGGAGTTCATAGCCTCCAGAAAACCGCCGTACCAAGCCCTGCTCCTGCAATGATGCAAGAAGAGGGTTATGGTGCAATACTTCGTCGGCAATAGCATCTGACTGATCAAACAGCGTTGCTACCACCGCTTCTTCTAAATTCGCCATATTATATCCCTATAGAATCAATCTCCATTGAATCTTCTCTGGAGATTTTCTCTTATATTCTTCGATTTTATAGACGGGGTGCCACTTCCTGCGGAGCCCGAAATAGATTTGGTAGCAGACTTAGCTTTTTTAGTTGCTTGCACTTTTTGTTCGACTTGAACAGGTGCCTCTAACTTGGCTGTCAAAGCAGCGAAAGTCGGGTTTCCTTTAGTCACATACTCGTAGGCTTGCTCAAGAACGTCTTGAGGAGAACCTCCCTGTTGTGCAAGAGCTTCTACTATTGGTGCCATGGCTTCTTCCAGCTGCGCTGCTGTGCCTGGGTCACGAAATAGTGGCTTACTACTCATGAACGATTGTACAGCATTATAGTTTTTTTCTACAAGAGCAGAATTTTGCTGTTGTTCTAATAATTGGTTAATTTGCTCTTGCGCTATTTCTTGAGCTTGTTCCCTCGTCAGATATTCAGGAGCAGGAGCTTCATATCCTTCACTAGCGACTCCAAACTGTAAATCCTCTAACGATAAACCATAAGCTCCTAACCACTGAACCGCAGTATTTACTGGGTCAGCCTTCATAGCTCTATCCCACTCAATCGAACGTCGTGCTACATCGGTTAGAGGTATACCTTGCTTCGTATACTCGGATTCGTACTCTTTTATAGTGTCATAAAAGGAGTTTACTCGCTTTTGAGCTTCTTCCAACTTTGCTGCTTCACGTTGATAATGGCTCCTAGTTTCATACGCTCTACGGCTTAAATAAGACTGTAGAACATGAGCATTTTCAGAAGTAGGATTGAGGAACGCTTCCCTTTCTGCGTTGTTCATGTCACCAGGAGGAGCAATAGCTGTAGGAATATCTGTAGTATTTTCAACTACTTCTGGCTCTTCTAGCTCATCCTCTTCTTCAAAGTCCTCTTCTTCTTCTAACTCAACAGTCGAGGGTTCTACCCTGTCTGCTTCATCTCCACTATCAAAGTTGCCTTGCAAGCTGTCTCGAATTGAGACTCCTACCTTATCTGTATCTGCTACTACTTCAGTATCCTCTGAGTTTGCCATCATTGTACCTTTCAATCACTTTATCCCTTAACGAACGGACAAGATCCGTCGTCTTACGGTCACGCTCCTTCTCAGGAGAATATCCGTTGTCGTAAGCCGTACCGACTTCTTCCATGCCGTAAGCTCTATACTCAGCTCGTAACGCTTTCTTACTGGTGTAATATTTGCCAGTAACAGGACTTCGCGTAGGAGCCATTTCATCTGTTGGGTAGTTGTCTATAGCACGAGATATTTTTCTGGTAGGCTTGTTAAATTCACTGTCCTTACCAAACACTTTCTCGCCCAAAGTGCCGAATCTGCTCGGCCATTCACTTTCCTTACTCATCAGTCATCGTCCAGTAACATAATTAAAAATAGTTGTTTAATTCGCATCTGCCGTTCAGCAGTCATGCCGTAGTAATTGGCTTGTAGTGCTCCAGTTAGAAGTTTTTCAAAATCAATTCTTTCTGGCTCTGCTTTCTGTTGTTTCTTGTATTGTTCAAGCAGTAAGGCTACTGCTAGTTCTTCCTCTTCTTTTTCCCGTTGCTTTTTGCGCTTGCGCCAAACATCAGCTTCCCCAGTTGGATCGCTGTTGTCATAGTGTTTCGGGTTAAGAAGTAGAAATAATGTCATTATCCATTAAGCATGTTATTTGTAGCAGTCTGACTAGCCTGTTGTGCTTCCATTTGTTTCATAAAGGCATGATGCCCTTGCCATGTCGCAGTAATCCAATCTTTTACTCTAGCAACTGCGAAATCTAAAGCCGATTCTGGATTTTCTATAAGAACAATTTCACCATTTTGTTCTTGCTGATAATGCGAAACCCAACCAAAGTGATTAGCAAATATTTCTATACCACCATCTTCTAGAATTGCATTTTTAACCACTACATCAATTCGTATAGTATGTGTTCCGTCCCCATTATCAGTAATGTGATCGCTCATAATTTCTCCTAACTAATCTTAACAGTTCCACTATCATTCCAGAGCGCACCAGTTACACCAGGATTGCTCGTAGGTAAATTGTTTAAGATGATATTACCAGCTATTCCAGCACCATCACCTGCGCCTGCTTCCATAGCAATGTCACCTCCATTCGCACCACTTCCAACCGTAGCAGTCGTGCCATAGAACGTGTACTTCTCAGGCGATGCCGAAAAAACGCCTTTTCCGAAATAAACAGAAGTACGCTTACCTTCTCGGAAACTGCCTGGATTATAATCACCGCCAAAAATTATTTGGTAATCAGCCGTTGCAGCACTGTTGCTGTTGCCAGTGTCGTAGCTTGAACCAATATGAGTTGAGTTATAAACACCGACGTTCGCCCTTTCACCAATGCAAATACTGCCTGCATTATTTGGATCGTTTGCGTAGCTTTTATCACCGATGCAAATCGCTTT